ACCGAGTTATCAAGATGGCGGTGATGTCCCAAAAGACCAAGTTCTCCCAGATTGGAGTAAAATACGCCCTCAGCAACTTTTAAAGTTATTTAGAGAAAAGAATCAAGGGATATTTCCAACTGAACTAGAGGCTTCTATTTATGACAGGTCTTACTTTGTTGGTGATTCTCTTGAGGAAGCAGGGCTTGATGATTTTTCAGATAAATGGGATGATGAGTATAGTAAAGCTATGGGAGGTATGGGCGAATCGGATTATGATGATGCTAGGTGGTTTTTACAGGATATGGCAGCTAAAAGACCGAGAGAAATGACGGATGCTGAAAGAGCAGAGACTGACTCAGTATTAAGTGCTTTAACACCAGCGATTGCAAGATTATATTCAGAGAATCCTGATATATTCAAATCTCCTCCTGAAGGTACAACTAGGAAAAAAGGTGATTGGGAAGCTCAATATTATGATAAACAATTACCTCTTACTCACAATTATAAAAGAAGATTAAAGAGTGCTTTTAGAAATGCGTTACCCGGTTTTTATCCAGATAAGATGAGCGGCTATCAAAATGGTGGAAAAGTTCCGGGTTATCAAGATGGTGGTGTTAGTGACGCTACTGCTACTTCTGCTATGGATGAACTTTTAGCTCAAGCTATGTTAGCAGAATCTGCTCAAGGTCAAAGTCAATATTCAATGGTAGATGCCGATAGAATTGGTGCAGAAGAAAATGAAATGATGAATATGATAATGAGTATGGCTATTCCGGGTGCTGGTGTAGCTGGTACTGCAAAAGCTGTAACAGGAAAGATTCCTAAGCTTGCTTCAGAGATTATTAAAATGATACCAGCTAAAGGCAAACAAAAAGTTTTAGATAAAATAGCAGGTACAATGAAAGTCGCTCCCGGTAGAAAAGTAATCCAAAACCCAAAAAGAGATTTATATGATTGGAAAGACTACAAAGTTTTAAAAAACACACTACAGAAACCATTTGATAAAATGGACTTAGTAAATCCGGGTTATATGCAAAGATATACAAATAAATTAGTAAAGGCAAGAGATAAGATACATCTAAAACAAATTGGTGGTAAAGATGTTAGAACTGGTGATGTAGTAGATGCTGTTTATCCTCGTGGATTTTTAAATGTTGATGAATTAAAAAGAATAAGTAACCTAATTCCTAAGAAATATAGAGAAAGTGAAATAGCAAAATTATTAAAAATGTCTAAAGGTGGTTCTCAAAGCATTGGTGGTTATCAAACTGGTGGTAAAGTTCCAAAAGGTAGTCATGCTAGTGGTAAGTGGGGTGAGTTTGGTGAATATAATAAAGCTTTAGGTCAACCTGATTCAGCTGGGGTAGCAGAACAAGCAGGCATTATACAGGCTTTACTGGATGAATTAATAGCTGAAGAATCATACAAAGATTCTGTACAAAATGAAATGGATAAAAATTATTTATTAGATTCTTTAATAAATGAAGCACCTTCAATAAATGAAATGTTAAAAACATTACCTGATTCTCCGGGCTTAATAGAATCTCCTCAAAGACCTACTAAAAATCAATTTTTAGAAGAATTGTTAAAGCAAGGTGTTATTATTTAATGGAAAAAGACCAAAGAGCGGAATATAACGAACAACTTTTCAGGCAATGGAGAGATGCTCGTTCAGATTGGGATACTGAAGCTAGGGAAGATATTGATTTCTATTTAGGTAATCATTTTACGGAAGATGAATCTTCAGAATTATCTGCAAGAAATCAAGCAGATGTCCCAATGGACAGAACTTCTGCTGCAATAGAAAAATTTAAAGCTGTTTTAACAGCAAGACCCCCAGCATTTACAATAACCCCCAGAGAAGACTCCGATGTTAAGGTTGCTTCTGTTTGGAGAACTATATTAGGATATGTTTGGCAAATATCCGATGGTGATTCACAAATGAAACAGGCAATTCATGATTACGCTACTACTGGTCTTGGTTATTTATATGCTTATGTTGATTCAGAATCAGATTTTGGTAGAGGTGACGTGAAGTTCACATACCTAGACCCCTTTAGAGTATACGTATCTCCCTCTTCAAGAAACCGTTGGTGCGATGATGCTGACGGTATTATACTGTCTACTGTATTAACCCAAGAACAACTCATTAACCTCTACCCACAATTAGGGGATAGTGTAGACCCTGAATCAGGTGAAACTATCCCCGGATTAATTAATGAGATTTCTGAATATTCTGATATTGAAGGGAATGATTATCCATCTTCTCAAAATAAAAATTCTGTAGTTGCTTTTACTCCGGCTGATGTAAAAGATAAAGACTATATGGATGTTAGAAAATATCAAATATTAGAAAGATTTTATAAAGTTAAAGTTAATTTTTATTATGTAATAAATAATCAGGATTCATCAGAGATGATTATGTCTGAAGAAGAATTTGTTAATTTTTCACAGGAAAATCTTGATTTAATAGAAACTGGTGTTTTAACAGTTGCTCCTGTAGAGCAAACTAGAGTAAAGGTTTGTGCATCAGTTGGTGAAATTGTTTTATATGAACAAATTTTAAATACAGATATTTATCCTGTTGTACCATTACCAAATGTTTGGACTGGTACACCATATCCAAAATCAGATATATCAAGAGCAAAACCAATGCAGAGACTTTTAAACAAACTTTGGTCTCTAGCATTATCTCATGCTCAAGCGTCTGCTGGATTAAAACTTTTAGTACCACTTGGTAGTGTTGATGATGTCTCACAGTTAGAACAGGATTGGGCGAACCCAAATGCTGTAATTGAGATTGATTCTTCTCAAGGAGAGCCACATTATCCACAGCCATCCCCATTAGCTGGAGAATTTTATAAACTTATTCAGCAATCAGAGTTCTATATAGATTTTATATTTGGACTTCCTGAGATGATGCATGGTGTTGCGGATAAAGCACCAGATACTGTTCGTGGTACAGAAAGAATGATAGCACTTGGTAGTGAAAGACCAAAATCAAAATTAAGAGATATTGAATTTTCTATAAATAGACTTGGTAAAGTTTTATATAATATATCTAAAGGACATTACAGTTTTAAGAAAATGTTTCGCCTTGCTCAACCAAATAATGATTTAACTGAGGTTATGGTTAATATTTACGATGATGTTTCAAATTCTATCGTTGATATAAAGAAGGAACAATACAATATTGAGCAGCATGATATAAGAATTGAACCCGGTTCTACAATGCCTACAAACAAATATGCAGAACTTAGTGTATATTTAGAGGCGTTCCAGATGGGAATTATTGATAAAATAGAAGTGTTAAAGAAAAACCCAGAAATATTTGATAAAGAAGGCATCATGCGAAGAACAGATGAAAAAGAACAAATGATGCAACAAATCCAGTCCTTACAGGGACAGGTTAAGAATTTGCAGGGTGACTTGCAAACAGCCCAAAGAGAATCTGTACAAGACAGAAAACGAGTTGAAGTGGAGAAATTCAAAACTAGACTTGGTGAAGTCTCATCAGATTCTAAGGCAGATAGAAGAGTACAACGTAGTAAACTAGAAAATGAGGTGAAGCTCGAAGTTGAGAAATTAGCTAATCGTCTTAATAATGAAGCGAATAAAGCTAGTTCGGCTCAGAAAACATAGAGACATCTCGAAAGGATATATACATGGAAACTTTAGAACAAATTGAGGCTAATGTCGAACAAACAGCTCAAGGTAATGAAAGCCCATTTGAGGATAATATTACTGTAGCACAATCTCCTGATGAGGTTGTCGCTGAAACTAATGAAAACCCGGTTTTAGATGAAGATACTGAAGCTCGTAAATTTCAATCAATGTATGACCGCTCACAGGCGGAACTCGGAGAATTGAAAAAATACGAACCTTTAGTTGATTTACTAGAGTCGAGACCTGATTTAGTTAAGGTATTACAGGATAATATTTCTAATCCTTCAGATGAAAAACAATCATCACCAGCTGTTGAAGTTGACGATTTCAACCCTTGGGATGCTTTTGACCCAAAGAAGGATACCCCTTCTAGAAAGCTAGTAAAATCCGATATGGAAAGAATAGCAGAACAGAAAATCAGCAAAGCTATGGCAGAGCAACAGGCAAAAGTTCAAACAGAAATGCACTTGAACAATACTGTTAATACTTTGAGGAATAACTATAAGATGTCCGATGGTGACATTAAAGAGTTTCTTCAATTTTCAACTCAGCCAAAAGAGCAAGTTGGTTTAGGTAACCTTGTTAAGTTATGGCGTGATGTCAGTGGGGTTAGTCAAAATAATACTGATACCTTGAATGCGGTAAAAGCCGCTCAAGATACTCCTCGCAGTGCTGGAGTTCTACAAGGACAACCTGTTCAGAATAAATCTGAAACAGATAAATTGTGGGAATCCGTTAAGAATGCAGGGAGTAGGAATAGTGTTTTATAAATAACAAAATAGGAGTAAATAATGGCTACTTATAATAGTGGACAAGTAAAATTTGGTACTCCCGGTGCGGTTATTGATTCAACCATTCCATCACGTAGGTTATATGACTTTAGTGATAGGGTTGCGGAATTAGCCCCGGAGGAGTCTCCATTTTTTGTATACTTGTCTAAAG